GAATAAATTCTCCAATTAATACAGATTTTTTAGATAGTGAAGTTGAAAAAACATGGACTAAAGCAAGTCTAAAAACAATTTTAAAAGATATTTCCAAAAAATATAATTTAGAATTAATATATGATACTAGTGATAACCCTATTATTCCTACAGCTACTCAAAATAAAAAATCAGATTCCTCTTTCATTGAAGAATTATGTGAAAAATATGGATTTTGCATGAAAACATATAATAATAGGCTTGTTATATATAAAGAACACGAATATGAAAAAAGAAGTAGTAAGTTAAAAATAAAAAAAATAGACGTAAAATCATATAGTATAAAAGATAAAACAAGAGAGTCAAATTACTCAAAGGTTGAAGTTAAATATAAAACAGGTAAAAGTTCAACTAAAAACTACATATATTCAATACATGAAAAGGGCAATACATTAATAGTTTCAGAAACTGCTGAAAATCTACAAGAAGCAATGCTTATAGCAAAATCTGAGTTAAGAAAAGCTAATAGAGATCAAGTAATCATAGATTTACAAATGATTGGAATGACAGATTTAATTGCAACAGATTGTATAGAGATAGAAGATTTTTATGATTATGATGGAAAATATTTTATAGATAAAATCGTTCATAGTTTTAATAGTGGATACACAATAGATATTTCACTTCACAAGATTTTAGAGGGAGATTATTAATATGCAAAATATTTATTTTTTTAAAGGAAATGTATGTAAAATTAATAATAATAACACTGTAGATATTGTTGATATGAATGGCATCGTTATAGATCAGGTTGAATTATTGGAAAATGTAACTTTAACTATAAAAGAAACTGTAGTATGTATTACAAATAAAAACACGAATTTAAAAGTTTGTCTAGGAGCATTGAAATTATGATAGGAAAATTTGGAGAAATTATTTTTGAAACAAATGATAAACGAATTAGAAACTTTTTAGATTTAAAAAGAGAGAGTTCGATAAGAACTGTGAGTCATGAAATTATAAATGCTAAACCTATTTTGGAGTATCAAGGTCCAGATTTAGATACTTTAAATTTTTCTGTTATTTTAAATGGAAATCTAGGATTAAAACCAAAAGATGAATTAAAGACATGGAGAAAAAAATATGAAAATGTGGAAGCCGAAGATTTTTTACTTGCCTCTGAAAAAATAGGCGATAATAAGTGGCTTATTACAAATATTTCAGAAAGTTATGAAAAAATTTTAAATACAGGAGAAATTCTAATAGCGAAACTAGATATAACTTTACAAGAATACAGAGAGGCTATAGATATAAATTATATTAAAACAGAAGAAAAATCAGATATTGAAATTAATGTACCAGTTCAAGACAATTTAATAAATAGATATGGAATCATTACAGCAAAAATAGGATTGAATTTAAGAGAAGGACCTGATATTAATTCGAAAAGAATTGGTGGACTAGATAGAAATGAAAAGACGTTTATAGTATCTGAAACAAATGGGTGGTATAAAAATGATAAAAATCAATATATGTATGCAATATATGTGAGGTTATTATGATAATAGATATATATAATTTAGAAATAGAAACTAGAGAAGATAGTTACGAGGCTGTAAAAACAGTTTTGACAACTATAAAAGGTACAGTTCCTTTTAATAGAGAAATGGGAATAGATATATCTGTATTAGATTTACCATTTCCATTTGCAAAAGACTTATTGACATATGAGTATAAAAGAAATATAGAGAAATATATTAAAAGTGCAAATATTGCAAGTATAAACTTTGAAATTAATAAATCTAAAATTGTTCCTAAGGTGGTGATTAAATTTGACGATTGAAGATTTACCAGAGGTTGAATTTATAAATGTAAATATAGATGAGTTGATTAAAAACATGGTATTAGAATATGAAGACGCTTACTATGCTGAAACTGGAATTCGCAAAAAATTAGAAGACGGCAGTAAAATAAAAATTTGGATTAATGCTCAAGCTTTGAGGATATATCAGACATATAAATTAATGAATTATTTAGCTAAGCAAAACTATTTAAAATATGCAGAAGGAAAATATCTTGATAATTGGGCTACAAGATATAAAGGTATAAGTAGAATACAAGCTAAAAAAGCTATTACGCAAGTAAAATTTACACTTACAACTGAATTAGATAGTGATTTAGTTATTCCTGAGGGAACAAAGATAACTGCAGGTGATAATGTATACTTTGCCACAACAGGACGTCTTATTATTACAGCAAATACGTTAGAAGGAATAATGAAAGCCGAATGTGTAGAGGAAGGAAAGAAAGGGAATGGATATAAACCAGGGGAACTTAATATTATAGTAGATCCAATAGCATATGTCGGAAGTGTAGAAAACTTAAGTGAAACTTATGGAGGAGAAGACTTGGAAAATGATGAACATTTTAGGGACAGGCTCTTATTGGCTCCTGAAGGTTATTCTACTGCTGGATCAGCTGAAGCATATAAATTTTCTTGCTTGAACTTTTCAACAGAAATATCTGATATAAAAGTTTTTTCAGATATACCAGGAGAAGTAAAAATTACAGTTTTATTAAATGAAGGAGAGCTACCAAATGAAGAATTTATAAAAGAGCTATCTGATTATATTGAAAAAGGAGATATTAAGCCATTAACTGATTTAGTAAAAGTAGAAAGCCCTACAGTTATAGAATATGATATTGACTTAAAATACTTTATAAAGGACTCTGATCTATATAAAGAACAAACTTTAAAGCAACAGATAGAAGCAGCTATAGATAATTATATTTTATGGCAAAAAGATTCAATAGGAAAAGATATTAATGTTTCATATTTAATAAGTAAAATGATGGAAGCTGGAGCAAAGAGGGTAGAGGTTAATTTTCCTGTGTTTACAAAAGTAAATGATACATCAGTAGCTATATTAAAAAATAAAAACGTAGTATATGGAGGATTAGAGAGTGACTAAATTAGAAGATTTAGAATTAATAAAATTAATTCCTCAAAATGCTCAAGATACATATGTGATTTCGTCAGCAAATATGTTAGATAAAGAGTATAAAAAAATAATAAATTTAATGAAAACAGTATTAGTAAATAACAATATAGAGGAAATAGAGGATGAAAAAATAATAGATTCTTTGGCCAAGGAATCTCATGTAGATTTTTATGATGAAACATTAGATATTGATGTAAAAAAACAACTAGTAAAAAATAGCTTATATTTGCATCAAATAAAAGGTACTAAAAGAGCAATAGAATTAATAATTAATGATGTGTTTGGAACAGGCGAAGTTTTAGAGTGGCATGAGTATGGTGGAAATAAATTTTATTTTAAAGTAAGAACAGAAAATAATCTAGTAAAACAAGAAGAGATAGATAGATTTAAAAAAGCTATAGAAACTGTTAAAAATGTTAGATCGCACTTAGAAAAAATAGAGATTGACATAAGAACTGAAATTAATGAAAGGTATTTTGCCACAATTATAAAATCACAAGTAGTAACATTTAGTGAGGAGGCAGTACAATGAATGGTTTTGGAACATTAAAATTCACGAAAAAAGGGTTAGAATTAAAGACTAAGAGTGAGTTCAATAAGGAATTACAATTAGTTAAATTTAAAATAGGCGATGGTGCTTTAAATGGTAAAGATATAAAAGAGTTAGAAGATTTGGTTTCAACTAAAATAGATAATATCTATATTAACAGTAAAAAAGTTAAAACTCCTAATCAAATTGAAATTAGAGCATATATAGATAATACAACACTAGAAGAAGGTTTTTTTTGGAGAGAAATTGGCTTATATGCGAAAGATATTGAAACAGGAGAAGATATTTTATACATGTATGGAAATGCTGAAGAATTTACAAATTATATTCCAAGTAAAGAAGTTTTAGATGAAAGATTTATAAAATTGCTAATAAATGTATCTGATGACATAAATGTTATAATTGAAAATCAACCTAATATATTAGCGACTTTAGAGGATTTAGAAGAATTAAAAAAAATACTAGATCAAAAATTGGACATACCTAGA